TATTTATGTAGATCCCCTACATAACTCATTAACAGTAAATAAAAAAATTTTAAAGAAAATTTATTCTTTAAAAGAAATAGTTTCATATATAACTGATAAAAAGATGTTATATGTTTTTGGGGATAACCTAATATTTGGTATTGATTTAAACATAACTGAATATATGGGGATATCTACACAAAAAATAATTAGTAGATTACACTATCTACCCAATAGTGTTTTAATAGAAAGTGAAATATTTAATAAATGTAAGGATTTTGTAAAAAAAATAGGTAATAAACAAAAATTAGTGCCTTACATTGTTAAACATGAAAAATACTGTTAAAATTATAACATTAGCATCATTTGTATTAAATGAAAAAATAGAAGGGTTTAAAAAATATTTATTTAAAAGATTTAAGATATCCCCAGCAAGTATTTTTACATATTTAATTGATGATAATAAAGAAAAACAACTTATTACATTTAGAATATATTTGGATGAAGGTAAAAAAATAGATACGAGATCATTTTTCCCCACTACTATTATTGTACACAAAAGAGGAGATTGTTTTTACACTATTAATGCCTTAAATAAGTTAATCGAACACGAAATAGGAGGAGAAGTCGGTAATATTAATTATAAAGAATATAAAATAGATTGGGATAATCATCAGGGAAAAATATTGACCACAAAAGATAAAGAATTAATAATAATGGATATTAGACGTAATTTTTCTAAAGAACCTGATATTTATAATTAAACATATCAAATATGATTGATAAAGAGAAAAATAAAGAAAAACCTAAAAAAGAAACTTTAGAAAAAAAGTTAGATGAATTCTTAGAAGAAGAACAGGAAGAAAGAGAATGTGTAGGAGAAGAATGTTTGATTAATGATGGGAAAGAAATTATTGAAAGAGTTAATAAAGTTTATAAAACTACTGATGGTAGGCAACTGTTAATATAATAGAAATGAGTAAAAAAGATCTATTAAAAGAAGAATTAAAAAGACACATGCAGCTTTTGGAATATACTTTTTATATGCCAGAAACTGATGATGAAGATGAACAAGGTGTAGAAAACCTATTATTAGGTGCTGAAAAATTATATGAACAAGATCCTGTTCCTGGTGAAGAAGATCCATTTGCTACTCCAGAGGGTGGTGAAGAAGGGGTTGCAGATGCACCTATACCCGCACCTGAAGGTGAAGAGGTTATTGATGATACTACTATAGAGGAACCGGCAACGGATGTTGATCCTTTTGCATCAGACGAAGGTGGTTTGGAAGTTGAGGATGAGTTTGCTGATGAAGAAATGGGGGGAGAAGAAACCGTAGAAGTAGATGTTACAGATATTGTAGATAAAGCCGAGGAAACACGAAATGAAATTGAAGGTCTTACTTCTAAAATGGAAGAATTATTAGGGAATTTCGATCAACTTTCTGATCAAGTAACAGATATGGATCAAGTAATAACTAAAATAGAAGATTTAGAAAAAGAAATAGAAAAAAGAAATCCTACACCAGTAGAAAAATTAGAAATGAGATCTTTAGATTCATTTCCTTATAGTATAAAATTAACAGATTACTGGGCCGAGAAAGAAGGATATGAGAACGGAGAAGAGGAAAAAGATTATACCCTTACCCAACAAGATGTAGATGATTATAGTGAAAGTGAAATTAAAAATTCATTTGACTATGATGACAATGATGAAAATTATTAAGTCAAATCCCTCGTTTGACAAATTAACCTATAATGTGTAAATTTATTCATTATAGGTTTTTTTATATATTGACTTTATAAAAAAAGTATACTATATTTAATCAATAAAAATAATTAACAACATTAAAAAAAGAAAAAAATGAATAAAAGTAGTTTAGATTCGATTTTGTCACAGTATGAAAAAAATACTGACAACAACAGTTCGAAACCAAAAATTTCGAATGAAGAAAGATTAAAAAAATATTTCACAGAAAAACTTCAAAAAGGAGTTAAAAACGCCACTCGTACCTTTAGGATACTTCCAGGTAAAGATGGTAATTCCCCCTTTGATGAAGCTTATTTCCATGAAAGACAAGTTAATGGAAAATATGAAAAAATTTATTGTCCAAAACTAAATGAAGGTGAACATTGTCCTTTATGTGAAGCTAGAGAAGCTTTACTTATGGAAGGAAGTAAGAAAGCTAAAGATATGGCTCGTGACTATTCTCCACGTAAATATTACGTAGTAAAAGGTATTGATAGAGATAATGAAGATCATGGAGTTAAATTTTGGAGATATAAACACAAATATACTGGAGATGGTGTACAAGATAAATTAATGCCAATTTTTAAATTAAAGGGTGATATCACTGATGCTCGTGATGGAAGAGATGTTATAATCACCACCAATCGTAATGATAAAGGATGGAGTGTTGTAAGTTCTATTATGACTGATGACGTTTCTATTTTAACTACTGATAAAGATAAAGCTAATGAGTGGTTTGGTAATGAAGAAACATATAAAGATGTTTATGCTAAAAAAACTTTAGAATATTTAGAGATTGTTGCTAAAAATTTATCTCCAGTATGGGATTCCGAATTAAGTAAGTATGTAGCAGAAGAAGAAAAAGAAGAAAAAGAAACTGCTTCATTAGAAGAAGAGATTAACTTACTTAAAAATGGAGAAGATGTATTGGGTGATGAGGTATCAGATAATGCAGAAGTATTAGTTACTAATTTAAGTGAGGACACTGAAGATGATCTCCCTTTCTAAACGGTAATTAAAAAATGGCAAAAAAACCTTTAAAAAAGAAATCCACAGATTTTTCAAGTATTAGAAAACGATTTTCTTCTAGTGATAAGTATAAAGAACAAAAATACTTTGATCTAGGAGAATCTTTTCAAAAGGCAACTGGTATTCCTGGTCCTGCTATCGGACAAATAAATATGTTGTTAGGACATTCTGATACGGGAAAAACTACCGCACTACTTCAAACTGCTGCAGACGCACAAAAAAAAGGAATATTACCCGTTTTTATTATTACTGAACAAAAATTTAGTTTTGAGTTTGCTAAACAATTAGGTTTACAAACTGAATATGTTGAGGAAGTAGATGAGAATACAGGAGAAATAGAAGCTTACTGGGACGGTTTTTTACTTTATAAATTAGGGTTTGATTATATTGAGCAAGCATTTGAATATGTCACAGAAATATTAGATGCCCAAAAAAATGGTCAAATACCACATGATATAGTTTTTCTATGGGATTCCGTAGGTACAATACCTTGTAAAATGAGTTTTGATGGTAAAGGTGGAAACCAACACACTGCTCGGACTATTTCAGAAAAATGGGGGATGGGAATGGCACAACGTATCACATCATCTAGAAAAGAATCATCTACATATACTAATACAATGGTATTTTGTAATCAACCATGGGTGGAACTACCTGACAATCCTTTTAGTCAACCAAGAATACAACCAAAAGGTGGTCAATCTATTTATTTATCCTGCGCATTAGTATTTTTATTTGGTAATCAAAAAAGTGCAGGTATCTCTAAATTAAATGCTACCAACCAAGGTAGAAAAGTAAATTTCGCAGTGAGAACAAAAGTTGGTATCCACAAAAATCATATGAATGGTTTAGGGTATGCAGATTGTAGAATATTAGCTACTACTCATGGATTTATTGAAGATGATAAAAAAGCAATCGATAAATATAAATCTGAGTATAAAGAATATTGGTCGGAAATATTTGATAAGGTTGGAGAAGAAGTAGATTTTACTATTGAAGAAGGTGATTCTATTGAATCCCCAGTTGAATATGCCGATGTATAATATATTTGTTTAATTTTTACAATTAAGATGAAAAGTGCAAAGACCACCTAAAAGAAAAAAATATACTAATACCTTACTTGTTGATGGTGATTCATTATTGAAAACCGCCTATTTTGGAGCAAAAGATCTTTATTATAAAGAGACCCATATAGGCGGTATTTTTCAGTTCCTAACTATGTTAAGGAAGTCATTAAATGAACACCGTTATGATAGGGTTATAGTCTTCTGGGATGGAGCATTTAGTGGTAGGTTAAGGTATGACATATATAAAGAATACAAATCCAACAGGAATAAGAATTTCTATACTAAACAAGACCCTACCGACCCAGAACTCTACATTCAAAAATTAAGAGTAAAACAATATTGTGAAGAATTATTCATTAGACAATTCGAAGATGAAATAATTGAGGCTGATGATGGTATTGCATATTATTGTTCTCAAATCCAAGAGGATGAAAAAATTGTAATTTTTACTAATGATAGAGATATGTGTCAGTTAATATCTGAAAACGTTGGAATATATATTATAAATCTAAAAAAAATTATAACTATTAAAAATTATAATG